ATGCAGGGTGCAATTTTAAAAGCTGTTCAGGCAATCTATGGTTTTAAAGATGATAGAGGTGAGCCGATGAATGAAATGGCAAATCGCTTTTTGGTTATGGTACCAATGGGACTTTGGCCAGCGGCGCTTAAGGCGGTTTCACTGCCTTTACTCGGCGGCGGCGAATCTAATATCGTGCTGAATCAGGGTAATTTCGGAATTGACGTTGCGCCTAATGCTCGTCTGACCTGGACTGATTCTTTTGCGGTTTTCAGAAGTGATGAAAACTCTTTGGCTCTGATCAAACAATCTCGGTCGGGTGTCACAATGTCTGCAAAAGCAGAAGGCAGCGAGTTTGAGCATGACACTGACAGACATCAATACGGAGTTCGTGCTGAACGTAATGTCGGCTATGGCCTCTGGCAACACGCATGTTATGTAACGATGGTATAATCAAAAAAATTTGAGCCAGAAAATTTATATATTCAATGATCGTTTTTTATCGATGATTAAAATAAATATTTTATCTGGCTCAATTTACAAGGACAAAAATGTTTTATAAATATGAGGTTGTAGGCAAATACATAACCGTTCCTGAAGGTTGTGAACTGCGCTTGAGTACGGATCAATTTAGACGTAGACAGCATTGTTTGAGTGTCAATGAAGGGCAAGAAAATTGTTTTCAGGTTTTAAAACAGACTGGTTTTAAGTGTGGCGAAATTTTTGAAATCAATATTATTTTGGAAAATCAATCTGTGATTCCAATTTCAGATTTTGTTGAAGAAGACGAAGAAAAAACGGAAATTCTTCTTGAAGAAAAAATTGAAACAGATTCAGATTTTGGATTGCCTCAGATTAAGGAAAAACGTGGAAGAGGTCGGCCAAGAAAAAGTTTCTTAACTCCAAAAAAACGTGAAAAATAATGAGCTTTTTGACAGACATGACCACTGACCTGAGCGTTTTTTTTAATACAGATGATTTTGCGCTTTCAGCGACTTTTACAAAAACGGGCGGAAGCGCGACGACAATAAAAGTTCTTTTTGATAACGCCTTTAATTTAATCAATTTGGGCGAAGTTGGGTTAGAGTCAACTAATCCAATGGCCTCATGCAAATCTTCGGATGTTGTGGGTGTAGCTCATGCTGATACTCTAGTTGTTTCTGGCACTACGTATAAGGTTGTAGGTATTCATCCCGATGGACAGTTAATCACAATTTTAGAACTGGAAAAACAGTGATGGAATATTTGGACGCCTACGAAAAATTTTATGAAGGAAAGCGCTGCGCAATTTTGGGCGGTTCAGAGAGTTTGCCACAGGAATTCTGGCAGTGTCCTAGAGATTGTGTTTTAATCGGAATAAATCATCACGCGATGATTTTGCCTGATCTAAAATATATCGTTTATCAAGATAATTTTGCACATAAGATAACGGCGATTCATCCGGCTCAGAAAATTACACCCTTAACAACGGGCGAAAACATTATTTATTGTGGTAACGCACCTGCGTGCATGTATTCAGGAGTTTTAGCTATCTGGATTGCGTCATTTATGGGTTTTTCGGAAATTTATCTAGCAGGGTTTGATTGCTACTCACGAGAGCGAATCTATTGGTATCAAATATCTGATGAAAAAAAACCAATTTGGACAATCGAACAAAACCTGGTGCAATACAAACGGATCAAAGAGCTTCTTCCAGGCAGCGGAAAAATAATTTCATTCGATAAAAATTTGAACGCGGTATTTAATGGCTAATCATTTAAGACAACAAATCAGAGAAAAAATAGGAACTATTTTAACGGGTTTAACGACCACAGGAAGTAATGTTTTTCAGAGCCGTGTCTATCCGCAGGAAGAATCGAAATTGCCTTGTCTGCTTATCTATACGCTCTCAGACAGTGTGGATGTGTCGAGTTTTGGCAATGGCAGAATTTTAGAGCGTGAATTGACAGTAATGATTGAAGCACTTGCGATGGGCACAACAAATCTTGATGACACACTGGACACAATCGCAAAAGAAATCGAGGTTGCAATGAGTGCTGATTTATCGCTTGGAAATTTGGTTATCGACTCAAAATTATTGGATACAAAAATTCAGTACGATAGGGAATCATCTCAAAAAGTTGGTTTTATGACAATGACATATATTGCACTTTATCGCAATCTGGAAACATCTCCAACAAGTGCGGTATAAAAAAAAATGACAATGCTTTTTTTGTATAATGAAAAAGGAAGTTCTTCTGTAGACGCACATCCGGCAAAAGTAAATGAGATGCTGGCTCAGGGCTGGACAACAGAAAAAATGGAACCAAGAAAAAAAAATGTAAAAACTAATACGTCAAAATTTGACGCTAATCAAAATAACAAAAAAGTGGAGTAAAAAAAATGGGAACGCACGCAGGACGAGAAGGAACAGTTAAAAAAGGTTCAAACACAATCGCAGAGATTTTGAGTTATCAAATAACGGAGACGGCAGGAACAATTGAAGGGGCGGCGATGGGAGCGGCCAGCAAAACAGTTTTTGCGGATGAAGTGAGTGCGGCAGGCTCGATGGAGTGCTACTGGGATGAAACAGATACGAACGGGCAACAGGCGCTGACTGTGGGCGCGGCGGTGACGCTCAACATCTATCCAGAGGGCGCAACTACGGGAGACCAATACGGTACCTGTAGCGCAATTATAACGAGTGTCGGAGTTTCAGCAGCCAAAGGCGGGGTCGTTACAAGGTCATTTAGTTTTGTGGTCAATGGCGTGATTACGTGGGGCGCTGTAAGTTAATATTTTTTTTGATGGAGTAGAAAAATGAGCATGCATTCAGGACGAGAGGGCGTCGTTAAGGTTACGACAAACACAATCGCAGAGATTTTGAGTTATCAAATTACGGAGACAGCAGGGACGATTGAAGCGGCTGCGATGGGAGCAGCGTCAAAAACAGTTTACGCAGATGAGGTTAGCGCAGCGGGATCAATGGAGTGCTACTGGGATGAAACAGATACGAACGGGCAACAGGCGCTGACTGTGGGCGCAACTGTGACACTCAACATCTATCCAGAGGGAACGGGAACAGGCGCAACCTGGGCATCTATGTCTGCAATCATTACAAGTGTCGGAGTCTCTGCGGCAAAAGGCGGGGTCGTTACAAGGTCATTTAGTTTTGTGGTCAATGGCGTGATTACATGGCATTAAAATTTTATTCAAAAAAAGGAAAAAAATGAATATTGATGAGATAGCGAAGCAACAATTTTCTGAACGCATGAGCGGAGAGCTTTTGCATATTGAAGTTGAGAAATGGAAGGACGAAACAGGACAACCAGTAAAAATTTATTTCAAACCGTCAATGACTTTCAAACAACAGCAAAAAATCCTGAAATTTGCAAATGAACAGGATCAGGCAAAAACCGTGATCATGACTTTTATCACTCGTTCGCTGGACGCTGAAGGTAAGCGGATTTTTAGTGATGCCTGTCTAACTGATATTCTCAATACATATGATCCTGAAATTGTATCAGATATAGTTTTGCAGATGCGCGCTTTGTCTCAAGATGAAGAAGACATTAAAAAAAACTGACGGAAGATCCATCAATGTTTTTAATCTTTTTTCTTGCAGAAAATTTGCATCTAAAAATATTGGATGTGATGGATTTTTCAATAGACGAAATCAACGGCTGGACTGCATATTTTGAAATCAAAAAGGAAATGAGTCAAAAAAATGGCTAGCGCAGAAGTTATTATCACAGCAGAGGACAAAACCCAGGCTGCGTTTGATGCGATAAAAAAAGGTTTTAGCAGGCTGAATGACGCTATGACTTCGACAATGGGAAAAATTTCATCGCTTATCGGCGCAGCGGGATTCGGTGCAATTTCAAAAGAAGTTCTTTCAACAGCCGATTCAATTGCTAAAACATCTCAAAAAATCGGTATTGGTGCGGAAGATTTGCAAAAATTTCAATTTGCTGCTTCACAATCAGGTGTTGAAACTGATAAATTTAATGCTGCTATGAAAAAATTTACAGTCAATATCGGCGAAGCTGCTACTGGCAATAAAACTATGATAAAAACTTTAGCCGAACTTGGTATCTCTGCAATAGATTCGACTGGAAAAGTGAAAGGCAATGCTGATGTTTTTAGGGAGACAGTCGAAGCAATTTCAAAAATTTCAGATCCAACTTTACGAGCAAAAGCAGCATTTGATATTTTCGGAAAATCGGGAGTTGATTTAGTGCCATTACTGGCTGGTGGCGCAGCAGGACTTGATGAGATGGGTAAAAAATTGGAGGAAACTGGCGGAATCATGTCAAACTCTTTTATTAAAAACGCTGAGGCTACTAATGACGCAATAGATACAGCGACAAACTCCATAAAAGTAGGTTTTACAAAAGCTCTTGAGTCGCTTCTGCCGATAATTATTTCAAGTGCAGAAATAATCGGTAAATTTGCAAAAATCTTTGGAGAATTTGCAAAAGAGCATCCTACAATTACGAAATTAGCTATAGCTGTTGGAGCGTTAGCTGTTGCATGGTCGTTACTGAGTGCTCCGTTAACTACTGCCGCAGTTGCTATAGGCGCGATTACATGGCCTATCGGCTTGGCACTAGCAGCAATTGTGGGTATAACAGCTGCAATTGATTATTTCGGCATTACAATGCTGGACATAAAACAAATTGCAACACAGGTTTTTAATGGACTTGTTTCCGTGATTGTTACACCAATTTCTTTTGTTGTCAGTGGCATTCAAAAATTACTCAATTCATTGCCTGATTTTATGACTGATCAATTGCCGAAAGGTCTTAAAAAAGGTGTAGATGATGCAGTTAAAATTTTAGGCGATTTGAAGGACGGAACAAAAGTTCTGATTTCAGAACCCGTTGATGTAGCAGCAAAATCCGTTTCAAGTAGCATGGATCAAATTTTGATAAGAACAAAGACAAAATCAAAAACTGCAATGGACGAAGCAAGTAAAAATTTTGGCACTTTTAAAACTATTATCAGTGATAATTTAGGAGAATCTGCCGCAACATCAGTCACCAAAAAAATGACAAAAATTGGAACTGAAATTAGCAATCCGATAAAATCGGCTATCGTGGAAATTGAAAAATCATTTGACGGTGCAATAGTCGCAATGACAACGCAGGACATGAGCGGTCTTTTTTCGACTGCGGTAGACGACGCCACAACGCTTGGGGGTGAAATAAAAGGTTTGAAAGAAGCAAGTGAAAAATTTATTTTACCTACAACTGAAAATGTGGATTTATTGAAAGATTCTCTCGGTATAGCGGCAACAAATGCAAGCGATTTATCAACAAATCTAAATTCTATTGGTCTGGGAAAAACTGAAACTAATCAATCAGTAGCAGATCAGGACGTTCTCGGATCAGCAGGAACTAGCGTGGTTTCAGGCATTACAGGGTTAAATGAGGGTTTAACTGCGTTTTCCGCAGGTGCGGGACCGTTAGCGATAGCAATAGCGGCATTAACCGCAATTTTGCTAAAAAATGAAGAATTTGCTAGTCTTACAAACGAATTAAATGCAACTCTTGGAGAGGTTTTAGCACCAATAATTACAGAATTAGTAGAAATTATAAGACCATTTTTGCCTTTAATTGAAGCACTACTTCCAATAACTGAAGAACTTGCCAGATGGATAGAACTTTTTGTAAACGATTCAGCTTTACCGTCATTAATAAAATATTTTGATGAACTTCCAGAAAAGCTATCGGCTGTTTGGGAAGTGATTACAAAACCATTCATTAATTTTGCAAATCAATTTGAACCAATTGCAGAATTTTTTAAGGGATCATCTTTTATCAAATTTCAAGAAGCTCTTGACATAGCTGTAGAAGGGTTAAATACGATAAAAGAGATTTTGGGGGCATTAGTTTATGACGTGATGTTAAAAATTCTAACAGAATTTCAATCACTAGTGAAGAATTTCCCAACAATAAATGATATAGTGGGAAGATTAGATTTATTATTAGGCGTTTTTCAGGACATCGCTGACGCACTAAATCCAGCAAAAGATGTTGGCGGACGTGTTCCGAAATCAATGAATGATGGGGTTTCTATTATAAAACAGGGCGTTGCCGGTGTTTGGGGTAGAAATTTGAGGTTAGCGAATGAACAATCACAACCTCAAATTAACATCTATTTGGATTTAGAGGGTCAGGTACAAGCTCCGTTATCAATGTTCAGGACTCAAATCAATGAGATGGCGAGCCGTGGAGTTGTAGCAGTATGAATCCACTTCTTCTGCAAATTAATCTGTCTGGGACACCGTGGAATGATTCAATATATTATCTTTCAAATGAGTCGTATGAAGGCGTTAATTTTTATTTTCCTTTTCTTTCAGATGTTCCGGTTTTAGAAATTGGCGGCACTGCAAGCGGTTTTTTGAGGGTTTCGTTAGGTTCTCTAAAGATTCTGAACTTACCGCGCGACATAAATCATCCGTTTCATGGAACAAATTATTCACGGCTAATTAATCAAGCAATAGCAATTCCCTTTTCAATTTTTATGTCCGAAAAAGCGACTGCGCTTTTTACGGGCAATTTAGCGCTGGTTGGACTAACTCAAAACGAGTTAAATTTTCAAATTTTTGAGGAAACATCATCTATCAATGATATTTTATTTTTGAAAAAAGGGCTGGACTCGACAGGAACAGTCGTATCAAAAATCAATAAAAATGTAGATAATGAAGTAGAGATTGAATTCAGTTCAGACCACACTTTTTTTCCTGGACAAAAAGTTCTTTTTTCAGGAATGACATTAGTTGGCACAGAGTTAGGTTATGTTGTGACTACAGATAATTTTTATACTGTCAATCGCGTAACTGATCTAACAATGACAATCAAAGATCGTGATGGTGTCGCGGTTCCAGAGACGTTTTTAGCAATCATGGATAACGAAATAAACGATGGTGTTATCACTGCGAGCGGAAGCCTATCGCCTGGTTTTTCTGTGCCTAGCGGTTCAACAATTACGTTAAATTCAGGTGTAACAGTAACGGTTCTAACGACTAATACAGCAGTTTGCGGGGAATCGACGGGGAGGCCATTGGCTTTCGGAAAAGTTTCTCATGTAACCCCAATTACGACCAGATCTAAAACACTTGGACTTTTGCTGAATCCAGAGTTTGAATTTTTGTCTTCGTCACCATCTGTAATAGATACATATCTGACAGCGTATGAAGATGGCGTACAAATCGGCACAGCGCAGGCAGCGCAGAGTACAACTTTTGCAACGACTCCAACAACTGATCTAATCACGCTAAACGCAGGGTTTAAAGGAGAAGTATCTTTAAATGGTGTGGGAATACACGGAACAACAATAAAAGATTTTTTTGATCTAGTTGTTGCAACGTTATCGCTTGAATCAACGATCACTTTAGATGTAACAAAAGCGCCACAGGCAGCATCTTATACACCAGGTTTTCAGCAATATGCTGATGGAATTATTTCAAGTATGGTCAGTGAGACAGACTTCACGACAACAGACGATATCTATATTTCACGAGACACGTCAATTTCTGATGTTACAATTTCTTCAGGAGACACTTTAAAAATTAATTCTGGATTTATTTTGACAGTTGGAACGTATCTCGTGCCTTCAATTTTTCCGACTTTTGTAGATGCACTTGCTTTTTACGAGACGAAACAAACTTCTTTTTTAAGTTTTGTTTCTGATCTTGCGCATTCGATAAATTATCAGTTTTATATTAAGGGCACGGTTTTCTATTTGATTGATCGTGGCTATAATCCCGCAACAATTAACACTTTTTATGACTATGAAATTGAAGAAGCAAACTATGAAATAATTCCTCCGATTCGCTCTATAATATCAAATTGGGAAATAAAACAGGCGACAGGTGAGGCAGTGACAGGTGGGGCACCGGAGCAAGGATATCCTAAACTTGTAACTATCCCACAAAATGCGATTGCGTCCTTTATGGCGTCTGGACAAGACATTAATGTAAAATCTTATCATCAAAATCCACAGGCAGTAACCGCATATTTAGAAAATATTTTAGCAGTAGCAAAAAAACCAGTTGTATCAATTACTGTTAATGATATCAATGAAAGTCTGACTTTTGGCGATAGAATCCAATACAGTAGAGCAGTGGACTATATCACCGCAGATTTTTTAGTACGGAAGATCGTCTATAATTTTCGTGACAGAAAAACTACCTTTGCAGGAGACGCGGTTTTAACTCAACTTGAAGCAGCATAAAATGAAAATCATTGACAAAAATTATATCTCAGCAGTTGCGAGCAGCGGCACAGCAATGAGTAGCGTCTATGCGGTCGCAAATATGCTCACAGACTATCCTGGGCAAGCATATATTGATAACGCGGGAGTCTCCTCGTCTATCACTGTTACAGCAACACTGAGTGCCACAAGCGCGGCGTTTTTTTTGCACAACTGGCTAGCCGATGTTTTGGAATACTCAATCGACGCAGGCGCAAATTGGGTTTCACTCTCAACAGCAGATCAAAATTTCATCTCTTCAAATCCGCAATTTTTTCTTAACTCAAGGATTTTAACAAAATCGTTTTTTATCTCTGTGTCCATGACTACTGGTAATGGTCTCAAAATCAGGATGCAGAGTACAACAGACAGAAAAAGCTCTCAAGTTGAAGGTAACGCAATTGCAAACTGGGTTCAAGACTCTGCTGCCACAGGACATTTTACAGACTCAACTCCTACGACTGTATCGTTAGAATCGCATGGACGGGTAATGTTGGGATCTATAGTCACGATTGCAGCATCAAATTATCAAATAACAAAAATTATTGGAGATGGCACAGCGAGCGGAGCGATTACTCTATCAAGCGCGGTCGCAAGCGCGGCAGTGTCATCTATCAAAAATCCATGCAAACTTGGGATTTTAAGAGCGGGAAGTTTAATGAGCATTGAAAACGCAACTCCAGGTTTTAGTGCGGGATTTTCTGACTATTCGTTTCAATCAGAAATTCAAAATGGCGGTTTTACAAGAATAAATCGAAATGTCGCAAGAATTTATGATTTTTCGATTTCAGCGACTATCACAAATTCCGATGCAATAATTGCGTTTGCAAGAGCATATCGCAAAAAACCGTTTGCCTGTTTATTGTTGGACGGAATGCCAAGCGGACAAAATGAAACAAAAGAGTTTTCAGTTTTTGCAACTATTTCGCAATTTCCGAATATGACATTTTGGGGATATTTAGGAACATTGAGAAACATAACATTACGATTAATTGAGGTTTTATGAGTATGATGAAAGTCAATACAATTCAACCCATTGACGATTCAACAGATTTGGTTTTAAAAGCTGGTGGAGCAACAGCAATTACAATTGATAAAGATGATCAAAGCGTGATCTTCGCAAAAGCCATGACGATGCCTCGCAATGCTGGACTGGTTGTGAAACAGGTGCCTAATGTTACTGATGATGACGTGGATATTGATGCTGATTTTTTAACAGTTTTTGATACAAATAATTTAGGCATCGTCTTATCTACTGTAAACCTCACTATGGTCTCTTCTGCTGCCGCAGGTGTAAACGCAATTGATACTGGTGATTTTGCTGCGACTACATGGTACTATCTCTATGTGATTTACAATGCAACAACTGCAACAACTGCCTGTTTAGCCTCAACGAGTGCAACTGCTCCTGCAATGCCATCTGGATACACTTTCAAAAAATTGGTTGGTGCTGTCTATTGTGTGACTAATACTGCTGATGTTGTTTTTACAGAATTTAACCAAATAGATAATTATGTAAAAACCGTTAGGACAACATTACAGGCAGAAACGGCTTCAAATGGAACTGTTTCAATTGCTACAGTTGTTCCAACAATTGCAAAACAAATTATTCTTGAAGTGCTTGTTTCTACAGGTACAACAACTAATGGTACATGGAACATAGGCGGAACGGGAAGTGATAATACGTGGGAGCAAAACCAATTTTCAATAGTTGCCGATTCTACATCAAGAAAAGTGAAATTTCCAGCAGTTATTGCTTTAAAAAGTACATCTACGCTATATCATGAAGATAATGCGGGTGGTGGTGGGAAAATTGGATATGATAGCATTGGTTTTATTTTGGGATTGGAAGGAATTTAATGAACAAAGAACGACTAAAAGAAACATTAATCAGGCATAATACTGACTTTTTTAGCTTTGGTGGCGCTATCTCACAAATTGTAGCAACCAAAAAAATACAATATAAAATATCTGCGACTAAAAAAATTCAATACTGAGAAATAATATGAACAAAGACAGATTAAAAGAAACCCTCATCAGGCATGAGGGCATTCGATTAAAACCCTACAAGGACTCTGTAGGAAAAATTACCATCGGAATAGGCCGAAATCTTGACGATATAGGCATTTCTCATGAAGAGGCAGGTCTTATGTTCCTGAATGATCTTGATCGTGTAGAGAAAGAATTATGCACTAATTTTAAGTGGTTTCCTAATCTCTCAGATGTACGGCAGGAAGTTCTGATGAACATGTGTTTTAACCTGGGCATTACAAAGTTAAAAAAATTCGTAAAATTTCTGAAAGCAGTTGAGCTAGGGAATTGGAGTCAGGCAGCCATAGAAATGAAGGACTCACTCTGGACAAAACAAGTAGGACAACGTTCTGAAGAACTGGCAAAAGCCATGCTGAACAATAAATTTGAAGAAACATGAACCAGGAACTAAAATTCAGACGTATGCAAAATAGGCTCATTGTGATTTTTCTGAAGATCATTCCAAAGAAATTTCACGATGACTTCATTTTTTGGTATGCAGAAAAGCAGGCTATGAATGTACGGGAAATTTACGATAAAATTGAAAGTTATGAGACGATAAAATGCGTTAAAAGTGCAGATTTTATGCGTAAAAAACACAATATAGATGCATAAAGGAAAATACCATGACAAATTTAGAATTAATCCGATTAGGACTGGAGATTATTGGCATTGTCGCATTGACCGTTGCAGGAGGACGTTTTGTAGTCGTGAAAAAGATTGCTGATGTGTTGATTGATGCTATAGAGATTCATAGCAAAGCGTATCACGCATCAGGAAAAGAATTGAAGAAGATTGCATCAGAGATGTCTAATGCAAAAGGTGTAGGAGTTGCACTCCATTTTGCAGTCCAGGAGCGTGTAGATGCTGGATAAAATCATTGATGGATTTTTGCAATTTGGACTTCCAGGCGTTGTTTTGGCAGCTTGTCTAGTATACATATACTGGAAAGATAAATGTCATCGGGAAGAGCGTATAGCAGTTGCAGAAGCACAAACTGAAGAGCGAAAAGAAACAAGGGTTTTGCAAAAAGAAACAATGAACAATCTTTTAGGAGCAATCGAAAATTCAAACGCTGTTCAACGTGAACTAACGATTGCTATTTACGAGTTGCGATCTGACCTTTCAACAGTTGAGTGTGTAAGGATAAAGCGCAGAGAAAGCAGGGAAAAGCATGATAGACTGGAAAAATTATCTTAATTTAATCTAAAAAAGAGTTAGTTGACTTCTCTTACAATATGGTGAATACCACAAAACTTCCTTATGCCGATTTTTATTTTCTGCTGTACTATAGCCTCCGTTAGCACTCCATAACTCACTAGTCCACCCATAATTCAACAAAGATTCATGCTCGCCTTCATAACCTGCAATCACAATTTTATAGTCATTTTTTGATCCTCGTTCGATTGCCCATTTTCTAACATCATGTGCTACAGTTGTTGACTCGCAAGCATAAATTTTTTTTAGTCTTCCAGCCTCTGCAGAATAAGGCGGATCAAAAAAAATGCCACATGTTCCTATTTTATTTTGCCAATTCCCACCACAAACCTGTGACCAATCGCCACACACAACACGAACATAACGTAACCGTTCTGATAACTCACGGAACCATTCATAAATGCTTAATTTATAGGGGGTCTTGGACTCCCTTGCCAGCATTACTTATGTGCGGAATCTGACCTATTGCATGTACGCCTATGCCTGAATGACTGATATGAGGTATTTGTCCAATAGCATGTACGCCTATGCCTGAATGACTGATATGAGGTATTGCATTTAGATTGGTTAAACCTGAACCGATCCAGCAGGACGCAGACCAAATCCAAAAACCTGCGAGTTTTGCGTCATAATATGACGTATCAGCAATAAATTTTTCTAAAAGATTATTTTGGTCAGCAATCATTGCTCGGCGTCTAGCGCAAAGATCGGCATGATTTACAGGCCAATCACAATATTTTGCAACTGCGTCTGGATCAGCTTGCAAAGCTCTCCAAACGTTGCATAGCAGGCCGTCCTTGTCGTTGACGGTCTCACAATAATCAGAGATGGGAGTCCAGGAACGATTTAGCAAAACTGCTCCTGAACCGAAAAAAGGTTCAATATAATGATCAGGGTCTCCTAACGCAGACCATATCTGTTTTGCAACAGCAGATTTTCCGCCAAAATAAGGAAATGGTGCTTTCATAACAAGTCCCTTTTTCTTTCTTTCATCCGTTTGTCTTGCTCAATTTCCCCTTGCAACAAAATATTTTTCAGTTTCATTTGAGCAATAATCATTTTATGATAGTTCATCTTTTTTCTAACTCCTGGTATTCCATTTTTTGCTTTTCGGAAAAACCATATTTTTGCTCAGATAGCATAATTCCGAAGAATACACCTAAGCAAAATAAAGCGAGACAAAGCACTCCCCAACTCATCAGCCATGCTTTCCTAATAAGATTTTCTTTCAGTTTCATAAAATCCTTATTTAGTTATATTCCAACCACAAAACATCTAGCAAATCATCAATATCTCTAACAACACAAACCTGACCTTTCCATGCGGAAAACCACTCTTCTTGACGCTCATTCAGTTTCCCTTTTGTTCTAGTATTTTTGATTTCAAATAGAAAATTTTTGCCTTTATAGCCGACTAACAAATCTGGACAACCCTGCCCAACTGCCGATAAATCGACAACTGAAACTCCAGGAATTTGTTTTAGTGTGCGGACAAGCTCTTTTTGATTAAGATCCGTTCTTTTTCTCATAGTTTTTCTCATTCTTATCAATCTCACCAATCTCATCTCGATGAGCAATATCCAAAAGCCTATCATTATATTGGGTCAACACTTTTTTAGCGTGCTCCAAAAACATGCCAATTTTTTGTGTATCAATCATTTTAATACCTCTTTTTTGTCTAAAATATGAAACCCATGATTATCATGGTCATAATCACACATACAATCAACGTCATGATTGTTACAAGTGCAGATAATTTTATATCCTGCAACACATCCATCTGACAGACTCCCGTTTACAAATCCAGAGCAGGGCATAAGATCCTCAAGACAGCATGCGCATTCAAAATCGGGATGCCTAAGACCGTCATAGCCTGTTTTTTTCAGGTAATCTGACACAATTTGTTTAATTGAAATATTCATAGTTTCCTATTTTATGTTATTGTTTTTTATTCTCGTCAAACTAAACATCTACTCCACTGCTCAGCCATAGCTTTTGCAATACCAGGATAAGTTTTTGAGCGTTTTTTTGCTCTGTCAGGTGATGGTGTTAAATTATTTTGCCCAGATTTTGTTTGATTATCACGCAAAGGCTTTGCTTTTGAACAACAGCCATTTTTACCTAAATGAGCAGGAAAAATATGGTTACATTTACATCTATATTGTGTAAAATCAGCATATTCACCTGGATTTAAGATTGGTAAATTTTTTAACCACAGACATGTCTTTTTTGAAAAATTGTGTCCAAACATCCAAGGTTGGATGATTTGGTCTGGTTTTCGCCACACAGAACTCATAATTCCAACTGGATTTTCAATAGCAATTTTTTCACATTTTGCATTTGCGAAAAGCATAAAGAAATCTATGGCCTGCTGCTGACTGCCATCCTTTCTTTTTTTTTCAAAATATCTTGCTCCGCTCACAGCTAAATGTGTGCAAGATGGGAAAGCAATAATCATAGTCCAATCTTGATTAATGAGTGGAATAACATCGCCTTGAATATGCCATTCAGGATGACCGCCAGAACACGGTTCTATATCGCAAGAATATGCTTCAATATCCAAGGCTCGCAGTTCTTTTGTTACTGCTTGTGACTCTTCACATGCAACTAAAACTCGTGCTTTTTTTTTAGTCATAGATTTCCTCATCTGACACAGCGAACATAGTGGCTACTTTTCTTATTGTAGTCGATGTAGCCAACGTAGCTGCAGCTGAAGTACACGCCCCAAGCATAGTATATACTATCAACATCTGCGGTAGACGACCAATAACTTAAAGAGTTTAGTGCAAAAATCGAATCACAAATGGGATTAGACTTATAATATTTTATCATAGAATAAAAATCATCCACCGTAGGCACTCTCCAATCAGAAAAACCTGCTAAAGACAGTTCTGCTGCATATTTTTCTGCCTCCTCAAAACTAAATGTTTTGTCTAGTGTCTCTTTCTGCCACATCAATCCTGACTCTGTGTCAGTGATTGTATCACCATTATCAATAAATCTATCTGTCATTTATTCCGTTAATTCAAAAAAATCATTAATGTCATAAAGAACAAAAGCACTTCCTTTCCAAAATAAAAACCAGTTTTTCTGACACTCAGTTAGTTTTCCTTTCGTCTCAGGATTTTTGATTTCAAATAGAAAATTTTTGCCTTTATAGCCGACTAACAAATCTGGACAACCCTGCCCAACTGCCGATAAATCGACAACTGAAACTCCAGGAATTTGTTTTAGTGTGCGGACAAGATTTTTTTGATTAAGATCAGTTTTTTTTCTCATTATTTCCTTTTTTTTCACACAGTTTACTTAGATATCTGACACAGAGAACATAGTAGAGACCCATTTTTTATCACTTCTTTTTTAATGCAAAAAAAACTTTACTCTCCCGTTGAGAGTTTTTAACCATTTTAAAGCTGATTTCTTCACTCTGTAAAAGACAATCAATAATTTCTTCTCTTTCTTTTTTCGTCAAAAACTGAGTCTTTAAATATAACTGAGATTGCGTTAAACCATCCCTGCCTGACTCTCGTAATATCTTTTTTACTTTTTGCGTAAGACGTTGCATTTCCGAATCATAAATCGAATCTTTAAACTTATCACAAGTGATTTTTCCAGTCTGATCTATAAACTCAAAAGCATAATCAAGATGGCACATTTCAATTTTTTGGAATCCATTTGCAACCGCCAAAATTAACGCAATTTTTACTGTGTTTTCATATGCGCGAGTGACCATCACATTAAAAGGATGTGTCATTTTATCTTGAAGGTCAGAAAAATAATGATCAATTTCAAGCGCTCGTTTGCTGGCATTTTCAGCAAACATAATTTTTTGTGGACGAACAACCGTTATTTCCTCAATATTACCCGTGCCTGGCTCAGAGTTTGTGGACATTTTATGAAAGTCAATAAATTGCTCAAGAAAGGACTCAGGAATTTTATCAAAAAATTTTACCCGTTTTTCAGGATTTTTTGTTTCAGAAAACAAGAAAACAATTCGATTCAAAAAACCGTCTAAAATGTAGGATGAAGCAATCCGTTTCAGCAAACTTTCTTGAGTTGTTGTCGCATACATACACAAGTTAGGACTAGTAATTTCATAACGAGGATTTTTTCCGTCACGATTTGCGTAATTTTTTCCCATTAAAATCGAATTAGATGACGAGTACATTTTCATCAGTGTAGTGATAACGTTTTGAAGATGTGGCGGAGCGCTTTTTCCAGCAATTGTCGCAAAAAAGGCTCCCAACTCGTCGATTAAAAAAAGAGATGATGGATGCTCTTTTACAGCGTTAAAAAGCGCAACATCGGAAGCAATATCTTCAATCAAATATTTTTCAAGGTGTCCTTGTTCACAAGATTTTTTGATGAAAGTTCTAGCTGCCTCTTTGCCACATCCAGATTCGCCCACTCCGACCATATAAAGATTTGTACGTATATCCGTTTCTGAGCAAATTTTACGGCCAAGCAGTGCCCCCAAAAAAGCAAAAGCCGCCCCTAACGTTAAAATTGGTTGTTCTTTTATCGCATTCTGATTGATAAAATCAGCAACTTCTCCAACAAAACCAGGAGGTTTATAGAGGTTTTTGCTTAGTTTTGTTTCTTCATCAACTGAATAAATTTCTTCTTCAACAACGTGAACTACTGGACTATGTTTTGAATATTCATAGTGATATTCAAATAAATCCTTAAATTCTACGCCTAATGCCGCTAAAATAGCCTCTTTTGTGCATCCTGCATGACAAAAAAATTTAATCTTTCCATCACTTTTTCCCATTGAAAACGAAGGGTTTTTTTCTGCGTGCGCTGGACATTTCGTAAGAACCTGATCTTTTTCAGGAACTCCTAATCTAGTACATAAATTGCTATAAATTGCGTGAAAATCGGGGTTGATAGCTAAATTTTCGTGTTGAATTTTTGCGACAAGTTGCGGTTGTGGTTCTTCCCTTCCTCCCAACTCAATATAACGTAGCTGCTCACGTGTCAAAAATGGCAAAATATCCATGTGCGGAAGGTCTCCAATTTGCTCATAAAGCCTACCGGACGGATGGCGGGAGCCAGCGATCATAATGTATCCACCCTCGCAGCGAACATCAATAGTCCTGAATGGATCAGGAAAACCTTTGTTTTTGTTTGCAAAATTACGCTGAGAATGCGTTATTTTGTAATAATAGTGCATTCCTTTGTTAGATTTTGTTTTGCACGGCGTTTGTGGCAAATTTTCTTCAACCCATTCAATTGCGCTATGACTATCTGCATCAACCACACAAACTTTTTCTTCGTAGTCGTGAACCAAGCCAGTTACGAGTGCGAAATTAATATCATGATGTTGACGACTCCATGCTTCAATTTCAACAAGCGTAGATTGTTTCTGTTGATATATTCCCCATTTAACAACAGGGATATCCTTCCCCTTTACGGGTACAAGGGAAAAACCATTTTTTTGCAGGGTTTTTGCGTTCTCCAAAAGCGAAGATGTTGATAAAAATTCTGTTGGAAATGGTATCATAAAAAATCCTTTCAAAATGGTATTTCCGAATTTACTTCGTGACTCATTTCATATTCATTTTCATCAGAAATATGGCTTTTTTTGCTATCAATTTTTTTTACTCTGAGTAAATATCCACACTCGCAAATAAAACCATTATTTTGCTCAACCATGCCCATAAATTTTTCACACTTCATGCAGTACGCGTGAGGGACGGCTTGAGCATAATCAAATTTTTTGTTTTTTATCTCAAAAAATTTTGAGTCCTTTGATTTCTTTACAAAAATTTCAATAGGATCAAATAAAAATCCGTTTTCGCCTAATTCAACGAGATCCTCAATGCATGTAGAATCCCATTCTATTTTTCCCTGCGTTGCCCGATAAAACCAGTCCTTAGCTTTTTCTCCGGCAAACCCTGGATGAAGCAAACAAATCCATTCTGAAAACTTATCATTCCAGCCACAATGATAGGTGATTTTTAGAGAGTCAGGTTTTCCCTCTTTTCGCGAGTGATGATATTCATAACTCACATCCTGGACTTTTACCCATCCATTAACTGATAAAATAGAGCTATCTGCTGATTTTTCGGTTAATTCAATTTCTCTTTCAGGAAAAATAAAACCGCATTCGATACATTCGAGTACAGCCGTAGCGTTAGGGTATCCGCAGGAAGGACATTTTTTAGAAGGTGCTTTTTTGTCAGTTACAAGAACCTTTTTTTTGCTAATAGAAATTGCGTCAATAGCGCCGTGGCGCGAGATATTTTGACCATAATCTAGGATTAGGCAGTCCTTTTTTTCGGGATCAATCCGTAGACCCCGACCAACCATTTGATAATATAATCCAGGGGATTTTGTTGGACGTAACAACGCAATCAAATCAATATGGGAGGCATCAAACCCCTCCGTCAAAAGTGATACATTGACCAATGCCTGAATTTTTTTATCTTTTAAGGCGTTGATGCGTTCGTCTCTCTCTGTATCACCACAGAGGCTATGGACAACGCAGGATAATATGCCTCTTGCGATGAGTTCTTGATTAACTTCTTCTGCGTGTTTTATCCCAGCACAAAAAATCAACCAATGCTTTCTATCGCTAGCTATACTCAAAATATCTGACACAATTTTTTGAGTTGTTCCAGATGCCGTCATAACGTCCTGGACCTCATCCTCTGCATACTCTCCTGAGCGAATTTTTACACCAGAAAAATCCACTTTGACAGAACCTCTGGCAGAGGTAATGTGGCACAAAAAACCGTCATGTATGAGGCGCGGGATGCTGGCCTCATACACGATTTTATTAAGGATATTTTTTGAATCGCAGATCATACCGTTTTTCATTCTGAATGGCGTTGCAGTCATGCCAACAATTCGCAGTGAATTGTTGGCATACCACTGATCCGTTAGAAAGCGTCTGTATTGCCCTTCGCCCTCAACCGGAATTCGATGAGCTTCATCAATAATGATGACATCAAACGGTTTTATTTCAGCATTAACAATGCTCTGAATTCCTGCAAAAAGAATCTGAGCATCATCTTTGCGCTTCAAGCCCGCAGAAAAAACCCCAACATCCGCAAACGGAAAATGAAGACAAAATTTTTCAAAATTCTGTTCAATTAGTTCTTTTGTATGAACTAAAACGCAAATGCGAATGTCGAAACGTTTTTCGATTTGACGTTTAATAAATTCCGCAATCACAATAGTTTTGCCTCCGCCCGTTGGGATCACTACGCAGGGATTATCTGAACGCAATGCTAAGTGCATTTCGAGAGCATTGATTGCTGATTCTTGATAAGGACGTAAAATCATAATACTCAGATCAGAATGGAATATCGTCTAATAAAATTTTAAGTTGGTATTTCTGACAGCCTTTTAGCTGTTCTTCAAAACTCAAAATTTGGTCTGTTTTTCCGCAAAACCAAGTTCCATTTCCGCCGATCTGGGAAAATTCACAGGTGCGGCAGTTTTTTTCTGGATTTTGATGATTTTGACAAACTCCAGCATGATCACAGAGTTTGCACTGGTACCAAGACGGATCTTCGCTGATTTTTGGACTAGGTTTTTTTGATTCAATAACGCGCAGAGCCTTTTCCAGAAGAGCGTTATAAACGCTCTTTTCAAAATGGACGCGCTCAGAATAGATTTCGTCAGTGTTTTTATTCACGGATATGTAAAGCGCACGCTCAAGCCCAAACGCTCCCATATAGCACATCATTTGTGCATAATGGACAGGATGAGCTTTCAAGACTCCATCTTTTTCTAAAGTCCTGAAATTTTTATCATTGCTGGTTTTAAGTTCCAAAACATGCACGGTTTTTTCAGCATCGGGGACTCCTTTGATAAAACCATCAAGGGAACCGCCAAAATGGCCATTGCAGGCACTAAAAGAAAACTGTTTACCTGTGCCTACCTCTTTATCAAAAACCTCAAATCCTGCCCGTCTAAGCTCGTCCAGCACACGAGTTTCAGAAAGATGCCCACTCTCAAAAAGCCGCAGTATGCGCGGCTCATGCTGTACAGCAGTACACCAAAAAAAAGTGTACCACAACGATCTCTCGCACTCAGTGCCTATCTGCGAAGCTCCGAGGTGAGCGCGATGTTCACCTTTTTTATAAGTCGCATATATGGCCTCTGCGACTAGATCTTTCCGCTCAGGTAGTTTCATTTGCTCCTCCTGATGATCCGCGCCGGATCATTCATGAGCGTGCATAAAAATTCGCCTAAAATTTTTCTTCTATCACTTTTGAGTTTCCCTTTTGCTTCTTCCAGTTCCCAAAGAATCAATCTGAGACAATTTTTTTCACACTGAGTCATTTTTTCCTATTTCAAAAATGATTTCCAAACAGAGGCGCACCTTTTTAGATGCGCCCATGATTTTTTTTACATCCAAGGAGGCTTTGACGTAGTGACAGGTGGAGCGGGTTTGGCTGAGGTTTTAGTGGACTCACAAGCCGAATAGCCCGAAATCTTATTTTTTGCCTCATAGCCGTCTTGAGCTTTGGACAGGCTGACTTTTGCCATGAGCGGCAAATTGTGCAACTCTTCCGAATCCATGATTCGCAGCTTGCCTACGGCATGGCAAATTGCCGACAAACTGGCGTCAGCGATTTCCTTAGTCTCTTTGTTTTTGTTTACAAGATTCAAGTTATCAAAAATCTTTGCCCCCTGATGCTCTCCCTCAATTACTTCGATTTCGAGTTTCAGGTATTTTCCATCGCCAGCTTTTGTGTCCTTCATCTCTGAGGCAGAAATAATAACTCGGTAGGTGCCAGCAGGGATAGGCTCAAAAGATCTGCGAGGATCAACCTGCGTTGCATCAAATTCATAACTAGACATATTTTTCCTTTCTTTGAGGTTAAAATTAATGAGAAATGCACGTAAGGTAGGCATTCTCTTTGGGGTCGAAAATTTCTACACTTTTGCAGATATGGCATAATTCATGCCCCAACATCAATGCCATGCCGGTAGTCAGCCGGCCATTAAGACGGACTTTTTTTCCGTAAAAATGGTCTTTCAATTCCTTGATTTCTGTTTTTGCCTCTTGAACCAAAGCGATTTGCGGTCTCCCTTCTGGAAGGGTAATTTCAACTAAAAGTCGATTTTCAGTTTCTTCTGTTAATTTAAACATTTTTATTCTCCTTTTTGAGTTTTATTTGCGCGTGATTGCGCAATAGCGGCAGCATAGGCCGAGTAAGATAATTCAAGTTTTTCTGGCAGGCCAAAACGATTACCAGCGTCAAAAGACGGTCGCTCTTCACAAAAAATCACTCTGTTTCCCGCTGAGTAAGCACGGTTGATTTTTTGATTGAAACTCTCACCCACTTGACGAGTGTAAGTTTCATAAGACGCAAAAAGAATCGCGTCAGCCCACTCACAAAATAAAGCGTGCGCCTTTTTGTGAAGTTTTAATCCCCATTTATCATAAGGAACTTGCGCGGGGTCATCGACATGCACAATCTGCGCATGTGCGATGCAAATGATTTCCATCCCGCACTGGGAGCGGATGGCGTCGAGTCCCTGAATAAATTGATGCCAGAAATTGAGCGCAAATATATACCCCTTTGCGTACCCAATCTCCTCAATGTTTTTGACCTTATTGGCCAAACAAACAGAAGCAAAAATCTTGGACTCAAGCCAGTCCAAGGAGTCTATCACAAGAGTTTTGTAACCCCTGGAGTCCTTGTAAATTTCTGCCATGACTAACATGACAGCTGAAAAATCCTGACTACGTAAATCTACGCAGTCAACTGCCAACTCTCCAAGACCGCCTTCAAGATCCAAAAAAAGGGGATTCGGAGCGGAGGCCGCAAAACTGGACTTCCCTACTTTGTCCGACCCGTAAATAATGGTTCGGACAGGCAAAAGATCAGGCTTTTTTATTTCCATTTTTTTATCCTTTTCTAACGATTTTTAGTGATGGCTTCGACTCAGATATAGTCAAAGCAGACGACAAAATCCGTCCTTGTTCCGCATCAAGTTTGCGGAACTCGGAAACTGAAATTTCCGGCTTCCACCTGAAAAGTTCCGCTGGCAGGAGATGACAAATCTTTTTCACCTCTTCAACATCTAATAATTTTCGATTAAGTGAAAAAGTCGTGGAAACCTTGTAAAAAATCCCTTCCTCATGAGTCGTTCCCTCCGCAGAGTCAGGTTTTTTTATCAATTCCAAAATCTTTGCTTCGATTTCCCGCCTTTTTGAAGCGGCATGATTTTCAATCTCTTTTTGCTCCTCCCACTCAAAAGAGAGAAGGTCAATCATTGTAGGAGTCATGGCTTTTTCTCCAACAAAAGATTTATTTTTGCCATGTGAATCCTATTGGGACACATGGCACCCGTCTCCCATGCGGAAATTGTTCCTTGGTGGACTCCTATCAATGCCGCAAATTCCTGTTGTGACAAATTCAACTTAAATCTAGCCTTGAAGACCAGATCAGATGGATTTTCCATTTTTTTCCTTTCAAAAAAGTTAAAAATTAAAAAATTGATTTTCAATCAAAATCTATGGTTTTTTATTTTTTGTCAAGGGTTTTATTTATAATATTTTATCTAACTGATTTTATAGTGTTTTTGAAAATCTCAAAAAGGACTTCCAAACAGTGAAAATACCATTTTTTTGAAAAAACGTAATAAAATCAATACTATCTGCGTAAGTGTTTTAATTCAAAAACGCTTTTTTGTACTGAGTTTTTTGCGAAAAGTTAATAATTTCATATACTTGTGGGACTCAGTATATATTGAGTTTACTTAGTTTATATCGAGTTTTCCGCTAACTAACTGAAATCATTGAAGAAAAAAACTCAATATATTAATATATATATATGTATATCATTACCTGTATATGTATATCATTCCCCTAAAATATAGAGGTATATTAGGGATATCCCTTTTATTGAAATATTGAGTTTGTTTTTATCAATTATTTCAATTGGTTATCCTCCAAACTCAGTATAAAAAAGCCCTTTTATTGAATTTTATTGAGTTTTTTTGGCAAAAAAAGATGAATGATTTCATCACGTTATCAAAAAACTCAGTATAAGAGAGGCCATTTTAAGCCTTTTTTTGGACAAAAAAAAACTCAATGCCTTAAAAAAAGACATTGAGTTAGTTCATGTTTGCCGCTTCAAGCCAGCGGCTGGCCGATCAGGTAAACGCTCCTCGCTCTCAGTAGAGAGCGTAGAGCTGTCGTCAAAGAGTGAGTTTTCTAACTCCCAAAACCAATAAGTTCGCTGAAGATCATCAAGGTCGTCAAATTGACGATTTTCCTTTATAGACGCAGCAAGGAACGCTTCTTGCTGCTGAGTTACAATTACGTGACTGAAAAAAAGACGCTTCCATAATTTCCTCTTTAAAAAAGAGTTAAAAAACCGCTTTTTTTTGCGTGTGTAGCTCACGAAAACCTCTACTCTCTCTCTCATAGATAGAGAGAGTACAGGTTTAGCCGCTGTGCCTGAACAGCGGCAGTCTGGCTTTACTGGGAAGGCCAGACGATAATTTTTCTGCACAAAGTGCAGACAGTCCCTTCAGAGGCTCCATACCAAGCCTCGGAGGGGGAAAAGAAGGTCGTTTTTCTTATTGGTGCTTTGCAGCACCGAGATAATTTCTTTTTCATATTTTTCTCCTTTTTTTTTGAGATTAAAAAATTTGATTTTTAGGGAATCATAAACCCATAAACCTCTGCCCTCTCTCAGTGAAAGAGAGCACAGGTTTGCTGCTTTATGGCAAGCAGCCGGCCGGCCGGGTCAATATGGGTATGGAAAAGTCCGTACCGAAACTTCACATACCGCGTGTTGGTAGTAAATTCCTTTTCCAAAGCACTTTTTTTGGTAAGTTTTGTTTACGTATTCTCCATTTGTCAATTTCCTCATGCCCGAAGATAGACAATGCAAAATCTCATCTTTGTCTCCGATAACGATTTTAGTGTACGTCTTGAAACCTTGATTTCTGGCAATTTTTCGCGCCTGGATTTTTTGTTGTTCAGAAAAAATTGGATAAAATTTGCTCATAATTACCTCATTTTTTATTTAATGTTTCATAATTACCTGGGTCAAGACTGTCTCAACCTTATGATTAAATATAGTCTTTTATGCGTAATATGTCAAGCGATATTTTAAAATAAAAAAATTATTTATTGAAAAAAAACGCTGTTAATGATAAAAATAGTCAAAATTAGTTTTTTTTAGGGATGATATGGATAAAAAAAATATTGCTAAAGCAATTTTAATAGCAGAAAAATTTGCAAACAATGAGGTGAAAAGGCACGCCTTTTGCAATTATGCAAATTATGGTTCAGCGTGGAACTGCATGTATCATGCCAAAATGCAGGAGTTAGTTGGTCATCTAAGAATAAAATTTAATCCAATAAAATCAAATGGAAATCTCGATAAAAGCTGATATGAAAGCAGTCATCAAACAAATTAATGGTCTTCAAAAATCAACGCCTTCAATCATCGCAAAATCACTGACTAATGCTGCTAACTCGGCACGAGCGGATCTCTATGCGGAGATGAGAGATAAAATTGATAGACCGACCCCCTTTATCGTACCGTCTTTCTCAGATCGCTATAGCAACATCAGAGGTTCTCTTTTCGTCACTCCTGCTGACAAAAAAAAGATACCGATGGTTGCTATCGTAGGACTAAAGGATTTAGGTATGGGCGGTGTGCCGAACGTCGAGCGTATGCTAAGACCCCATTTCCAAGGTGGCAATAGAGTTGTCAAACGATTTGAGCGGGCATTACAACGCGCAGGCATACTGTCATCAGATCAAGTTACTGCTCCAGCAAGAGGCTTGACACTAGATAAATACGGCAACGTATCAGGCGCAATACTAACTAAAATGTTATCGGATCTTCAAGCAAATCCAGACGCAATGCAAAACGCAACAACATCTAAACGATCAAAAGCGAAACGAAAAAAAACGGGAGTTTTTTTTGTAATGAGGTTTAAAGGGAAGGCAATAGGGATCTGGAAAAGGACAGGCATAAATATTGAACCGTTTTTAAATTTTATTTCTATGCCAAGTTACAAATCAAAAATGAATCTCGAAGGAACTATTTCAAAAAGTGTCAAGCAAAATTTTCGCATTGAATTTGAAAAAAGTTACAGAGAAAAGTTTCTAGGTTCTTCTAAGTAGCTGAAATCATTGAGGATAATTAGAAC